ACTCATGTGGGTGTTCTTGTACAGGAGTTGATGCTACTTTTTTAAACTCAACTGTTTCGTATTTGGTCATAAATTCTTTTAATCTTGATTCGAAGTTTTCTGGTAATTCGCCAGCAATCTTAATTCTGTGTGCATATGTCTTAGACGATTCTGCAAGAAATTGTTTGTAAGTTTTCATCATTTTATTTATCGTCTTTGCTCGCCGCGAGTATTTGTTTTATAAGTTCATTACGATCTGCTACAACTGTGCCAGTACCACTAACTGCTTCATCTTCTGGCTTGTTTTGGTCTAATTTTAACTTTTTTAACTGTAATTCTATCATTTTTAACTTCTTATCCACTTTGAGATTCTTTGCATTTATTGCATTTGCCATCATAGATGATGCTACTTCCATTATTCTACCTGCAAGTCTTGGCTCAATGTTCATACCTAGATCCATTAAGTCTTTGTATGCTTGGTATGAGTCTTCTGAATACTTGTCTATTTCTTGGTCATCTGCTAAACCGTCAACTTGCGGTAGTGCTGTATCTATTTTGTCTAGTCCTAATTTTTGTTGTATTAAAACGTTTGCCTCTGAGTCGTCTTTGGTTGACTGGTCATGGTCCATTTTTTCTGATAGTGCTTTGGGTGTGTCTTCAGCAGTGTTGTCTAAATTAAAGATTTCTTCAAGTTTTTTTGTCATGCGTTTTATTTAAAGATATCGGACTCAGTGATGACACGAAAGCGAATGCCTTTATTTTTACACCATTTGTTAGCCGCTTCCCACTTTGCTCTGTTAACGACATAGGCCGCTTGGTTTTGTTTATTTTTTCCTAATGATTCAAACTTGGCTTGATTGTTAGGTTTTATTTCTATCAATTCTCCCTTTCTTGCGCCGGACTTATCTTGATACACTAGGAAAAAATCTGGAACATATATTGTGTTCCGGCCAGTTAAAGGATTTCTATAAGGAATTTGTATTGACTCAGATGCCCATTGCATTATTGATGGGTTGTTGTCACAGAAACGCATAAATGCCCACTCCCATGATGATCTATATCTTGGCGTTTTTTTCCCTGCATACTTTTCCGGGTTTTTGGGTTGGTATAATCCTTGTGCCCAGTTTGGCATTACGCTATGATATTTCTAAATACGTGATCCTGTGCATCTCTATCGTTCTTAAAACCTATTATAGAAGTTTTGTATCTATACGCATTTAGGATTTCAGCAACAAGTTGCGATAGATCGGGTGCCCCAGATTTGTTTAAAGTGTCTAAAACAGTAAAAACATTTGCTCCGTCTATTTTGGCCTGTTTCATTAAGACATATGCAATTGACTCCGCTGATTGTCTTTCATAATCTCTACTTAAAAAGAATCCAACGGCGGCATCATATTGTGCACCATCTAATTCCGTTCTATCTGCTTCAAGACCACTTAAAAATTCAATGATGCTTTGTGTGCCTTGTGCTTTTTTTACTGCTAAGTTTGAAAACGGTGTCTTTGCACCTGAAGAAGTTGGTGGTGTGTATGCCATTAGTATGAATATCCTGATGATGATGTGATACTACCAGATGATGTCAATTGATCGGTTTCAGCATCATTATTGTTTACAACTGTGGTGGCAGATTCTTGTAAAGGTGCTTCCACAAATTTGGTGTATTCGCTAGGAGAAACCTCGTACACATATTGATTGTTTTTAATTAATCCCGATAAAACTTTTCCTGCATTTATTAGATATTCATTTTGTTTAGATGCAGTTAATGTGCTCCATTCCGTGTCTACTTCATTTATATCTATACTTGCGTCTAATCGATAACTTACATTTTTTGTAAACTTTAATTTTGCATTGTAATTTTTATTAAGATATATTTCGGCCTGTTTAGGATTCAAAACAATCTTGCCTTGAGATATGCTTCCTACACTAGTATTAACTCTAACGTTTTTTTCTATCTGTTTATTTGTTGTTTGTTGTTGTTTTAAATTTAAAGGAAAAGAAACGCCAGGTTTTGATGTAGCACCTAAATTGTTGGTGCCTTTTTTAATTGCATCTTTAGCAATTCCGATAATTTCTTCACGAGCACCTCTAGTAGCCTTGCCTGATTTAATTTTTTGATATGTGTTTATAGCACTTAACCCTGCTCCTAAAAAATTGCCAGATTGAAGTAAACTGGCTGTGTTTGTAATGCCACCTAATGCACCAAATATGCCGTTACCTCCTGTTTGATTTGGAGAAGGTGTGTTATCATAATGAAAAGTTGCAAACCCTTGCGGATCACCACCAACCGAACCGTTACGCATTAGCACTCCTGAATAAGAAATAGAAAATGTATGTTCGTTTAATCCTTGCCCATCTGCTTGATCCATAGATCCATTTGACCAATCGTTTACTATAGGGTTCATCATTTTGTATTCTGTAAAAAGTCCTCTGCTTAGTTGGAAAACAGATATAGAATTAAAAAATCTCGAATTGTTCCCGGTGTCTAACCCATACCTCAGTGGTGGACTGACATTGTCATAACCAGCCATCATGTATCCAGTTTGACCAAGATTAGTGTCTACGATATAGTGTTGATAATAGGATTTCCAGAATGCTGTGGCCACATCACCCATGTCGTCGTGTAAAGTTATAGTTACTGGCAGGTATGTGATACCTGTTTGTACATAATTTTTGTAGTTGTATTGATTTTTAGGTTCAACATTAAAGTTATAAGAAGGCAAGTCGGTTCTTTTTACAATCATGCCCAATTCAATTTTTTCAGTACCGCTCACTGCTGACCCAGTGGCTGCTGGATTGATGTTAAACACCACATGATATAAAAATTTATTTTTTGGGGACAGTCTGAAAGAATCATCTAGATACAGTCTAGCCGCATGTTGATAATCTTTCATGGTGTCTCCACCGACTAATTGTTTTAGAAAGTTAGAACGCCAGTTTGCCATCTATAATATTTATTGTCATAAAAAAAGCGCCTATAAAAGACGCTTTTTTAAAGAATTTAAAGATTAAATTAAATACCGCCGCCAGTAGCCGCTGTAGATATTGTTCTTGCTACTGCTGAACCAATTCCTGTTCCTCTAGGAGTTTGGATTGCATTATCGTATCTAACTGACAATGTAATCTGTACAGGCTCTGATGTTGCATATGCAAGTGTACCATACTGAACGTTGTCTAAGTAACAACCATACAGTTCATATGTTTCTAATATAGTAGGAGTATTTGCTCCGTTACCACCATCAAGCATTTCAATTCTACTTGTAAATTTGTAGTCTTGTCCTGATGCCGCTGATGACTGTTCAAAGAAATCAAATTGTTTCTGTAATTGTTCACCAACAAGTTTTGTAACTTCGTTGTTCACATCGTCTCTTACATTTATTGTGATAGGATCCCATGTGTGTTTACCAGCCATGTATACTCTTGAGTTATATGCATCAAGTGTAATTTGGTCAAAAGTAATATTTGGTCTTGTAACATCTACAACCTGTTTAGTAAGTTCAGATCTAGGAGTTGATATTCCAAAATTTTCAAGGATAATCCTAAACCTATATTGTAGTTTAGGCATTAAAAGGCCTTGTGAGGCAGATGATTGATCACTTGCCAATGGTACTGTAAATTTTGATAGTGTTGATACTGCCATTTGTTTCTCCTAGTATGAATATTTACTATTCATTTATTTTTTGCTTCACTTAAACCTTTAAAGGCCTAGTGCAGCTATCTCTCCTGTATTCTTAAGTCTAATAGGAATGAATATAAACTCAACTGCTTTAACAGGCTCTATAGCCACGTCTACATACAGTTCGTTCCTGTCTATTCTTCCTGGTGTGTTGTTTGATTCATCACAAACCACAGCAAAGTCAAATAGTGCTCTTTGTGCTGTTAGTTCTAACAAGAATGATTCAATTGATTGTCTAATTTCATTTCTTGTGAGTACATCGTTTGGCTCAAAGATAAACGGTCTTGCAATCTTATCTAGTTGTAGTCTTACAAATGCAACTAGTCTTGCAACGTTTATTCTATCCAGTGCTGATGGTGTTAGTTGTCTTGTTTTTTGTCCAAATGCAACTAAGCCTGCTCCTGTCACAAAAGAAATTGGATTAACGTGTACACTGTAAAGTGCATCTCTTAATCCCTCTGAAACAGCAGTGGTTTCAAATTCGCCTTCGCCGTTAATGAATCCTACTGAAGAAGCATTATCAATAGCACCACGTCTTATACCTGCTGGAGCAAACCACGGAAACGCTACCTGATCATTATACGCAATAGTTCTCATCATCATGTGTGATGAAGGAACAGCAACAGAGCTGCCTGTTAGATCAGTAGTTAATCCAGGTGGGTAGTAAACGCCTGTAAACGAATCAGTTGTTAAAAGTCCATCTTCTCCGTTATCTGCCGCACCTGCTGTGTTGTTTGCCCAGTTTGTAACCTCAGTTGATGTTGGTGCTAATCTAAATGGACTATCGCCTAGCACAAATGCAGTGTCTTTTCTGTCTGCATTCAGAGTTTCTAAGTTAGAAATAAGTTCTGGATAGGATGGAGACGCAAGTAAGTTGAACTCACGCTGTTCTTCTCTTAAGGCAGTAGTTGATTCAACTGTTGCTTTAAGTGCCTGTACAATCATATTTCTTTGTGCTTTTCTTCCCATATATGGTGCACCATCTAGTTTTAATCCTGAAGCAGTAACCCATGCATCTTTTTCGGTAGGTAACGTTGGATATGTCACTGTGCTTGGAAAATTAGTTCTTGTAAAGTACTCATTTCTAAATGCTTTTACATTGTAACCTGAACGTCTTAGGTTAAATCCTAACATGCCTTTTGGATATAATGCTGAATCTGGAGCATCTATATCTAAGTATGTAGATGTTAGTAAGTCAGTAATCAAAGTTTCTTCGTTTACTGCATCTTTTGTACCATCTGAATGATATCTAAAGTCTGCAAACAATATGCCATCTTGTGAAGTTTGGTCTCTGTTGTCGATTAACACAAACTCTGCTCCATCATCTTGTGATGAATCATATCTGTAAAGTCTTGGATAGTTTTCTAAGTCAGATGTATCTAACCAAAGGTCTCCATCAACAAGTGCTGTACCGTCTAACTGTGTTGTTGGTTCTGAAGCAGAAATAATAGGACCATTTGGATCTGTGCCTGCTAAATTAAATCCTCTAGCATCTGCGGAAACATTCTGATATCCAGTCCAGGCAGAGCCGTTATGAATAAGAATATCTACTTCATCAACAGTTGTGTTGTACCAATTTTGTAAATCTGCTGGATCTTTTACAGGCTGATTCACTGACTGTATTGGCGTATAAGTTGTACCACTGTTTGGTAAGTTTGATACTGGTGTCCAAAGTGTTGCCACAAAAGCAAATGTTCTATTTGCCTCAGTTTGATCTGCTGTGGATGAAAAGTCATCTTTGTCGCCTGCTGGTGCAATGTACAAGTTAGCAATTTTATCTGAAGCAAGATTTAGATCATCACCGTATGTGTTTGCAAAAGTTGAATTGAATCCCAAGTCATCCATTGCAGTACCACTTACATCTGAGAAGTAAATGTTACCACCCAGTGCATGTGACAGAGTAATCCTTTTTGAAGTTGTATCATAGTTTGCACTAACGTTTGCAAACCCTGCGGCTGATATTGCTGTGACAAAGTCATCTGCGTCTTCGCCACCAATTGTTACTGTTTTAGTAACCAACTGATTGGATGCTGTTGTAGATGTGTTGCTAGTGTCTAGAATGGTTTCTGCCATTCTAATTGTATCACCATTTGAGAAGCCTGCCGCTGTTTTTGTTGTGATTTTGCTTGAAGTAATTGTGGTTGTTGAACCAACTCCTGCGGATCTTTTGAAAGCAACATAGTCAATTAATTCACCTGAGTCTTGTGTCGAGTCGTTCCATTCTGATTCGCCAGTGTTTACTTGAATATATGTGTCATTTACAGTAAGATTAATACCGCCACCTGTTCTGTCTAACTGTTGAATTGCTTGTTCATGATTTTTGTATACAGGCGTTGCTTGTGATTCAAATAATCCTGCAGTCTCTGAGTATTTTTTTAAAGCAAAGTCAGCACCACCATTTGGCTCTGTCTGTTGAATCCAAACTGATCCTGAAGGTCTTGGAGTAGTATCGCTTGTTCTAAAACCGTGATCTTCAGTGTGTTGTCCTATGAACACTTTCGGTATGTAATATCTACCTGGTGTGATTCCAACATCAGTAAATGCTGTACCATCTACTTCGGTAATGATGATTGAAGACACTACAGCAGTTGTAGATGAGTCATTGCCTGTTGCTGAAGGTATAGCGTATATTTCTAATCGGCCATTAACTGCCGCGGCACTTACGCCCGCCGCTGAATTATTAATTGCTGCCGCAAATGTTGCTACAGTGGTACCAAGTGTGCCAATGAGGTTACCATTG